CTTCCGATCTGGGGCATGTCCTGTTGCTTGAGGTGAAGGACGGAGACAAACCGCCCTCGGCCCGATCGCTTACGCCAGCAGAAGCTAAATTTCACGCTGAGTGGCCGGGACAAAATTTGTACATCGTCAACTCAGAGCATGAAGCGCTGGACATCCTGAAGCGTTGTGTGTAGCATTGGGATGCCACGGTCCTCCACTGTGGTTCTCCTGATCCGGTTGTAATTCCGGTTGAGCCCTGGGTGTCCGGGGCTCTTTTTTTACATCAGGGCTTCTCCGACATCAGCAGCCGAGGCATACGCTGTTTTTTTCGGGGCGGCGTTAACAAAGCAGTGTCCTTCTCGGTAGCTGTAGAGAAACGGCCAACTACCCTCTCCTCTGTCCAGAACCTGTGCAGGTTCGCGCACTGGTAGCGTCGGCGGCGGGAGCCATCCGAGGGTTGTGTGTACAGGACTTCCGTCCAGGCGTTGCATGTTGGGCATTTCATTGCTCTCCTTTCAGCCCACGCCACCGCTTAAACGGCCTGCCTTTTTTAGGCCCGTAGCACATTGTGTACGCCGCATCCTTGACCGTTGACCCTTGCGGATACCACTCAGTGCCATCCCAATAGGCATAAACAGACTCCGTTTCCCGATCCGTCCAACTTTGATCAACCATGTAGATGCCAGGACGGACAGGGGGTTTATCAGGCGGGAACCAAGGGGTGAGAAATGGGTCTTCCAGTTGTTTGTACGTCATACCAAACAGCTTTTCAATTTCTGGCAGTAGTTCTTGCAACAGTTCGTTCCTGTCAACAATGCTGAAATCTGTCTTAGGTTGTTCTTTGATGAACTCTGCTAGTTCCAGAACCACATCAATGGCAATCTTCACGCTGGCACCTTCGCCATCAGTGAACTTGATCCAGTCTCCGTAAAGTTCTGTATTCTCTGCGCGGTCTATCTCCACGCCGTCGTTGTTGATGTTCATTTCATTCCGCTCCTCTATCCATCTTTGTAAACGAAGAACACACTTCGTCTTCCATGATCCATGGACGCATCCACCACTGGCGGTCTGCCTTCGGGGGGACAGGGCTGTTGACGATGTTGCGTTTACATGCCTTGCAGTATTCAAGGCACGGGTTACCGTTGCACCGGGCGAAGTCTTGGGGTAGGTAGTTCATGTAGCACTCCTTATAAGACTTACATCTGGCTGGATGGCGTACATCTCTACTTCATCCATGCCTTTCACGAAACGTCCTGCGCTGGTTACCCAGCAATCTCCTTGAGGAAGACCCTCGTACCAGCAAGCGGTATGGATTCGGTCTAGCCCTTTCCACAGAACAATGCACTTTGATCCGTGTGGGGGCGCAGCCCCAGACAGCCATGTAAGCACGGTTTGGGTCATGCTTGACTCCTTGCTCTGATTGCGGCGGCGCAGCTTTGGCCTATACCTACGCCAACTAAAACGTCGTCAACGGTATGCGCGTCACACACCTTAGCGCAGGCTTCGCGCTCGGCTTTCCGCGCTTCTTCCAGCCATTGATCATTCCCGGCCATGAGCATCTCTTCTTTTGCCGCAGCGGCGACAAGGGCGGCGAAACGTTCAAGGTCGAACCCGGCAAAGGCAAGGCGCACTGTTGGGAGGTCTTTCCAACCAGCCTCCCGCGCCATGCGGATCACATCATCCTTGCTCATACCTTCCCCTCCACTTTGGCATACGCTTCCTTTGCTTCTTGCAACGCGGGGTGCTCCCCATCTGCTTCCATCAAACGGTTTTCCAGCGTGTTGCAGTAGCTAATGAGACGGCGCAATGCAGCACCCAGTTCCCCGTTCTCGGCATGCAGGAGGCGCAATTCGGCGGCGGCTTCACTGTGGTGCGTTGGCTTGCCGAGGGTCCACGCCTCAAGCGCATCAGCCAGCCGCAGGGCTTCGGGTTGTTCACTCATGATTCTTCTCCTTCAATCTGGCCTCGATGGCGAGGTAGTTCTCCACCACAAACGGTGACACTCTGCATTCGCGGCGCTCCTCCTCCGTCAGCCCTCGCCACTCGCGGCGGGGTGGGTGGGTGAAGACCGGCACCAAGCGTGCAAAATTACCAATTCGCCCTTCGGTAGTCCACGCCCGCATATCTGGTTTGTACCCGTAGTGCTTTAGGTCATCTATCTGATGCCCCCACAACCACGCCACCGGCTCCTGCCCCTGCTCTGCCATCTCCCGCAGCGTCGGCCTGCGGGTGTATCCCGCATCCCTCATGGCTTGCGCTCGGTTGGGCTCTGCCATGTAGCAAGGCCCGTCTGTGCGGTGGACGATGCCGGGTGCGGATGGTTCCCCGCAACAACATGCAGGCTCTGCCAGCGCGGCACGGAGGGCTTCGATGGCCCGGTAAACACGCGGGTGATGCTCACCTTTGGTTTCCAACGCCTCCAGCGCTTGCTGGGCGGATTTCTTCAGGTCAGTCATACCAACACCCCCACAAGAAACGCAATCCCGCCCACCACGGCGACAACTGCCACGCCACACAGCAAGACAGCCTTCAACTCCTCGCGGTAGAACTCCCGCCCGTAGAACTCAGGCTCTTGTTGCCCCACCTCTGTTGCCGCCTCGGCGGCTTCGGGATACCTGCCCTGCTGGTCACAGCCTCGGGGCAGGCGACGGACGGTCGGCTCGGTGCCGTCGTCAAAGATGTAGGTTTCGTCTTTCATGCTTCCTCCTTGAAAACACGGTCGTACAACTCACGCGTAGGAGCGTGCTCCTGCTTCAGCACATGCATGGGCTTCCATCCGTTCTTGTTTGTACGGAACATCATCAATGGATGTGCTGCCCTGCCAGATGTGACGTAGTAGACGAACGCCTCGCACGCCAGCTTTTGGGTTGCACAGTCACGTTGTTTAGGGCATGAGTACCCTGTGCACGGCGGCGCTGCAGCGCTTGCAAGTGCTTCGCAAAGTTCACGGCTCATTGCTGCCTCCTGATCGGCTGGGCCAGAAGCCAGCGGTCACCGAGCAGTTCCACCGAGCGGAGCCACTTGCGGGCGTTAGAACGGTTCACTTCCCGTGGAACATGAGGCACGTTCCACAGACGTAGTGCGTGCTTGACCAGTTGCATCTTGCTCACGTTGTTCTCCTGATAAAAATTTGGCACACTCCGGTAGAGCACAGAAATGACCGCAGTGAATGCCAGCGTGGATGTGATCCTGCAGCACAGCGATGCGCTCTCTCAACACCTTCACTTCGTCTTCCATCTTGCACCTCCAGAACCCCGATGGTACACTGAACCTGCCTGACAGCAACTAGGGGTTTATACCTAGTGCATTGAGGCAACAGGAGGTTAGCATGAATGAACAGATGAAGCATCTGGTAGCAGCGTTGTACCAGTACAGTGCAGTGGTGCCAGCGGTACAAGTACCGAGCGAAGTGTTCCGCCGTCTGGTGGAAGCAGCAATGAAGCGGCCTGCCGAGGTGGAGGACGCAAAGATCATCAACAAGGAGAAGCAATGAATACTCAAGTATCCGAAGTGGCTGTAGTTGGCAATCATCATGATGGCGACTATGACGCCTTCCTGGGCCGCGTGAATGCGCGGTTCCTAGCGAACTGTGGCGGCGGCACCAAGCCGCTGTTCACCACCGACGCCGAAGACCTGTGGGGCATGTACCTTGGTAGTTTTACCGATCCCGCAGAACGTCAGTACCACAACTGCCATGCCTGCCGGCAGTTCATTGAGCGCTTTGGCGCGCTGGTGACCATCGGAGATGATGGGCTGACCACGCCTGCCATTTGGCATGAAGATGATGCGCCTGAAGCATACCGCCCGGCACTTGCCGCGATGGCAAAGGCTGTGCGGCGCGCAAAGGTGACGGGCGTATTTTTGTCATCTGACGTAGTGTGGGGAACACTCGAAACCGGGGTGTGGCACCACTTGGCTGTGCGGCCAGTAAAGAGCATGGTGTTCCAGCGTGCCACGCAGACAGCCGGACAAGCTATGGCCGAAAAGCGCGAGGACTTCAAGACCGTGATGCACGCGCTCAACGAGTTCACGCAGCCGCATCTGGAAACCGCATTGACACTGCTGAAGACAGATTCTCTGTACCGAAGCGAAAAGGTACTGGGTCAAGCCGAATGGCTACACGGCCTGCACCTTGCCCGAACTGCCGCGTATGGCAGCGCCAAAGCTAACGCAGTCTGGCGTGCTATCGCAACGGCACCGGCTGGGTTCTGCCACCCACGCAGCAGCATGATCGGAACACTGCTGGAAGACATTGCGGCGGGGATGGAGTTCAGTGAAGTGTCTCGCCGGTTTGCTGCCAAGATGCACCCGTTGGCCTATCAGCGCCCGCAGGCCGCGCCTTCCGCTGGGGCTATTGCTGCGGCTGAAAAGATCATGCAGCAGCTTGGTGCAGCAGGATCTCTGGCGCGGCGTTTTGCTCGATTGGAGGAAGTGCAGGCGCTGTGGAAACCAGCCCCGAAGAAGGAGGAAGTTTCGGGCGGCGGCGTGTTTGGGCACCTGAAGCCGAAAGGCACAGAAGCGCCGATCATGTCCATCCCCGCACAGACAATGACATGGGACAAGTTCCAGCGCACCGTGCTGCCTACAGCAGAACGCATGCAGTTCCTGACTCCGAGCCACGGCAGCTATACCGCGTTGGTGACGGCTGTAAACGCTGAAGCGCCGCCCATCCTGCAATGGGACCGCGAAGATGCGCGCAACCCGGTGTCGTGGTATTTCTGGAATGGCGGAGCGCCTGCCTCTCAGTTCGGACTGCGTGGCGGAACCTTTGTGGAAGTGGAGGCACTGACTCGGAAACCATCAATGTGGAACGGCGGCAACGAGCATCACGGTGAGGGCGTGATGTTCGTTCTGGCTGGTGCGCGGGAATCACGCATTGCCGGCGCGGCGTTGTTCCCGGAGATTCTGAAGGCAGAGTTTCACGGCATTCGGTCGGTGCTGGAAGCCTATTCTCGCGGAGCCAGCATTGAAGGCATGGAGTATCCGCATGCAGCCGGCGTGATGCTGGACAAAGGCAACAAGGCGTGGAACGCAACGGTGCGCGTGTGGTCCGGTGGAAAGAGTCTTGACTACAAATTGGACCGCTGGGACTGAAGCGCAAACACTTAACGTGAACAGGCCGCACGCCTTCGGCCTAAATTTTGAACACCATGAAAAAACTCAACATCCAATCAATCATCATTGACAAGGGCACCCAGTCCCGTGCGTCAATCAGCGAGGACACCGTTACCGACTACGCCGAGGCGATGCAAGCGGGCGACGAGTTCCCGCCTGTCATCACGTTCTTCGATGGTGTGGAGTATTACTTGGCCGATGGCTTTCATAGGCTCCATGCCGTCAAGCGCCTGGGCAAGACCAGCATACAAGCCGATGTGCGTACAGGAACCCTGCGTGATGCCATCCTGTACTCGCTCGGAGCGAACCGGGACCACGGCCTGCGCCGGAGCAACGCGGACAAGCGCAAGTGCGTTCAAACTTTGTTGGACGACTTTGAGTGGGGCGACCTCAGTGTGAACGAGATGGCCCGCATCTGTGGCGTTTCACCTCAACTTGTCCTGGCCGTCAAGGCAGAGATGGACGGTGGCGAGAAGGTTTCCACCGTTAAAACTAACGCTCCGAAGAAGCCCGCCAAGTTGAACAACGTGGTTGAAGCCCCGTTGGAACCGACAAATTTAACGGAGGAGCAGGACGAAGCAGTGCAAGAACTGGTGGCCGAGAACCAGCGCCTTGCTGACCGGCTTGCAGTGGAAGCGATGGATGCCAGTGAAGAGGAGAAGCAGGCGGCAGGCGAAACCATCGCAGAACTGCGGGAGCAGATCCGCATCTTGGAGATTGAGAACCAGAGCCTGAAGATTTCACGGGACACCTTCCAGCGGGAGAACTCGGAACTTAAGCGAACCGTGGCCTCCCTGCAGCGCAAGCTGAAGAAGGAAGAGTAACCAATAGCCCACGCTGGCGGGCTTGTATGCCAGCAGGAGAAAACATGCTAGAACTACGCGACTACCAAGACGCAGCATTAGATATGCTGCGCGAGGCTTTCAAAGACGGCCATAAGGCGATCCTGCTTTACCTTGCCACAGGTGGAGGCAAGACAGAGATTGCTATCGCCATGCTGGAAGCCTGCCGGGTCAAGGGCACCCGAGCGGCCATGCTGCTGGACCGGATCGTCCTGTGCGATCAAACCTCCCAGCGCCTGGACAAGTACAAAATTGACCACGGGGTTCTACAGTCTGGACACTGGAGATACCGGCCACATGAACTGATCCAAGTCTGTTCCGCGCAGACGATCGAGAAGCGCGGAGAGTTCCCCGGCCTCTCCCTTCTCATCATCGACGAAGCGCATCAAACAAGAGCAGCCACGCTGGAGTTCATCAAGAACAACCCGCATGTGAAAGTGATTGGCCTATCTGCATCCCCATTCACAAAAGGTTTGGGGTCCATCTATTCCCATGTTGTCTCACCAATCACTACAAAGAAACTTGTAGAGGCTGGCTCTCTCGTTCCCCTTCGCGTGTTTATCGCCAAAGAGATTGACATGACAGGAGCCAAGACAGTTGCAGGGGAGTGGTCGCAGGACGAAGTTACTTCACGCGGCAAGAAGATCACGGGAGATATTGTTGCTGAGTGGGTGAAGAAAACCCATGAAGTATTCGGTAAGCCTGAGAAAACTATCGTGTTCTGTGCGGGCGTGGATCATGGTATTGATTTGCAACAGAAGTTCCAGGAGCAGGGATATAACTTCGTATCAATATCCTACCGTGATGATAATGATTTCAAGCGGGATATTATTGATGACTTCAATAAACCCGATTCAGATATTGTCGGGTTAATTGCTACAGATATACTTACCAAGGGTTTTGACAGTCCTGCTGTAAAGATTGGAGTATCGGCGCGGCCATTCAGTAAATCATTGTCATCACATATCCAGCAAATGGGTAGAGTGATGCGGACATACCCCGGCAAAACTTTCGGTTTGTGGCTTGATCACTCAGGTAACTATCTCCGTTTCAGAGAAGACTGGGAGGATGTGTTTGAGAACGGTGTAAGTGAGTTGGAAGACGGCAAGGAGAAGACCAAGCAGGAGCCCGACGAGAAGGAGAAGAAAGAAGCAAAGTGCCCCGCCTGCGGTGCCCTCTGGCCCCGTGGTTCTGATACCTGCACGAACTGCGGGCATGTGCGTGAGCGTAAGTCTGCGGTGGTATCTGTACCCGGCCAGATGGAAGAACTGGGCTCGATGTCCCGCGATGACAAGCAATCTTGGTGGAGCATGGGTCAGTACATGGTGCAGTCTGGGTCATGGTCGGAGAGCAGGGCGAAGGCGGTTTACAAGACAAAGTTTGGTGTATGGCCGAATGGTTTGCGAAACGACCCGCTGCCACCATCACTAGCGTTTGAGAAGTTTGCTAGGAAAAGTTTGATTGCGTACCTGAAGGGCAAGCGATGAAGTTTCTGTCTGTGTGCTCTGGAATTGAAGCGGCAAGTGTTGCCTGGAATCCTATTGGCTGGGAAGCAGTTGGGTTCAGCGAGATAGAACCCTTCCCATGTGCGGTGTTAAAACATCACTATCCAAGCGTCCCAAATTTTGGGGACATGACCAAGTTCAAGGAGTGGCCTGATGCAACTATCGATGTTCTCTGCGGAGGAACCCCCTGTCAATCCTTCTCAGTCGCAGGACTCAGAAAAGGATTGGATGACCCGCGTGGCAACCTCATGCTTACCTTTCTTGCCATTGCTAAACGATATCGGCCCCAGTGGGTGGTCTGGGAGAACGTCCCCGGCGTTTTGTCCTCCAATGGAGGACGGGACTTTGGCT